AGCTGGAGTGTTGATTTCATAATCCGGGAATAGTTTCGATAACACACCATGCCAGTGATCCACGTATGGATTTTTTGGAATGATTTGTCTCAATTGTTCTTTTGTGATATTCATATTAGCTGACTCTCTAAACAGAAATTAAGTTTTCTTTGAATATATTCCAGCATTCTTGCCAAGACCATTTACTGCTTGACTTCTCAACCGAATCTCGATCGAGTGTCAAACAGCTATTTATACTATCAACAAGATCACCCATAAATCCATTGACACCAGGATCAAGAATATCTATTGGTCCAGGAACTTTGTATGCTGCTACTGGAGTTCCTACGGACAATGCTTCTATTATTACTATGCCAAAAGTATCCACCTTGGAGGTAAACACAAACACATCGGCATTGGCATAATACTCTGCGAGTTCTTTACCAGTTTTTACACCAACAAAATTTACTTCTGGGTACTTTGATTCTAATTCTTTTCGACAAGGACCATCACCAACTACTATTTTCTTAACCCATGGGTTACATTCCAGAGAACAGAAATCCTCGATACCCTTTTCTTTGCTGACCCTACCTACGCTTAGTAACACCTTACCATTATATTCTGTTCGAAGATCTTTATTGAATATCTCTCTATCAACTCCGCGAGTCCAGGGAATTATACTAGAGCCGAATCCATGTTCTTCCAGTTCCTGGACCATGGTCTTCGTAGTAGTTAGAACTTTGCCGCTGTGTTTGTGGAACCAGCGAAAGTATGCGTAACTGATACATTCTGGAATACCATACAACTTCTTCAGGAACTCCGGAAACTTTGTATGATAACTTGTGTTATATTTTATCTTCTTCCTATCCAAGTAACAGCGAGCAAAAAATCCGATTGGACCTTCCGTAGCAATGTGGATATAATCTGGAGATATGCTCTCAATCTTTTCCGCAATCTTAAATGGGAATGAGAGTTTAATGTCAGCATAGCCAGGACAGTTAATATAACTAAACTGCCTGGGATCAAGATAAACAATATCAAACCCATCACGATCAGCATACGTTTCAATGTTTTTGAAAGTAGTAACGACGCCATTTATTTGGTCCGGTAAGTTATCAGTTATAACTAGAATCTTCTTGCGGTCATTCATCCTGAGGAGTCCACGTAATTATTTCCCAGGTTCCATCGTGGTGCTCAACTAATGCCGTACACGATTCTACCCAGTCACCATCATTCATATAAACAACACCATCGATGTTTTTGATTTCTGCGTGGTGTATATGCCCACAGATAACACCATCAAACCCTCGTTTGGCGCAGTACTTTGCGATATTCTTTTCAAAGTGGAAAACAAAATCAATTGCTTTCTTTACTCTATACTTTAGGAATCTGCTTAGACTCCAATATCCGAATCCAAGTTTTCTGCGTGCCCAGTTCAAATTAGTATTTGCGCTAAGAATAAAATCATATGCGCGATCACCGAGGAATGAAATCCAAGGTGCTAGTCTTGTGATTCCATCGAATAGATCACCATGGACTACGAGGTATTTCTTACCATCAACCCCAATGTGCTCATATTGATTGGCTATCTCTACGAGACCAAATCCAATGTGATAGGATAACAGTGGTCTTAGGAATTCATCATGGTTTCCGGCAATGTATATTACCTTCGTGCCATCCTTTGAACAACCTAGAATTCTCCGAATGACATTGGTGTGGGTTTGTTTCCAACGCCACTTGTTTTGTTGAATCCTCCAACCATCGATAATGTCACCGACGAGGTATAGAGTTTCGCAGCTGTTGTTCTTTAGGAAATCATTAAGTGTCGCTGCCTTGCAGTCTTTTGTACCCAAATGTACGTCACTTATAAAGATACTTTTGTATTTTGGAATAGTCATACGTATATTTATAAGGGCTGGCAGGGGATACAAGAATCGAACTCGTAATCGCGGAATCAAAATCCGATGTTATACCATTTAACTAATCCCCAATTATCAGTGGTGAGTTATTCTGTTACGAGGAAACCCACCGAAACCCTAAGCAGTAATTAGGCTGCTAATGCGACGTCATAGACGCTGTCGTTTGCATTTACGTTGTTTTGCTTGATTTACAGTCATCGCCTACTGGATCGTCCATGCATATACTTTTCGCCCTGTCGAAACCATTTCACCCCCTTCAAAAGTACACAAAGACCTTTTGACTACTGTCGATACCAATCAGTATGTACTTTTGGTGGAGGTGGCGGCATCGAAGCCGCGTCCAGAACTCATTTCTAATTACTTCATACGATCATAACTCTTACTTCGTGATTTGCAAAAAAACCAAGAATGTCATAAACCAAAAGAGAAAAATAATGCTAGCATAATAACTCCTTTATAAACCAAAATGGTCTAATATATCAACTGCAGATACCTTTAGCATAGCCTTAGACACTGGATCAGTCTCGGTTTTGGCCTTCTCTCGTAGAACATCTGAGCATTCGAAAATAAGTTTCTTACTTAGTTCCAAAACATAATTGTCAATCAAGATTTCTGGTTTGACATTATCTGTCTTCATACTTTCGAAAGTCTTAGTCGCGATATTCTTAATTACATTATTCATATTTTACCAATGTCTAATAATACCTGCAATAATAAAAATGTTTGTGGTCAAATACACCAAGACAATAAGAGTTCTGATCAGAGCAATTACATCAGCATCTGAATCAGTTTTGCCTTGTTTATCACCAAGAGCCTTAGCCCACAAACTCCATAGTCTTTTCATAAATTTCCATAATAAACTGGAGGAAGCGGTGAGATTCGAACTCACGAACCCTTTCGAGTTTTCAGTTTTCAAGACTGACACATTCAGCCACTCTGCCACGCTTCCACTTTGTATTTAATATAATTCAGGGGCACAGTTTTCGATTGTTGTTTAAGAAGAGCATCATCGCTTCTTCCCCCTATACCTCATGCGCTCGACTTTACGACCGACTCATAGAGGAATTCAGAAAAGTAAGTTTACCTTTAATTTACTCAATAGTAAAATAATCTTTGCAATCCAATTTCTGAAAATTATTGTTCACGTATTCTTTGAATTCTTCTCTTGCGTTAATAAACAAATCATATCCATGAGAATTAAAACCTGTAGCAGCAGCTGCCATATTATCTGCTAATCTAAGAATATTTTCTTGCATGCTATATGTATCTTGATGTACGTATGTAAGTGTCATTTTATGACCCTCCGTGTGGATTATATTTCTACACAACTCTGAAATAGAGAAATGCAACTCAACCTGACTCATAACAGATTAACTAGAATTTTATAAAATTCCTCATATCTAAGTTAGGTTGGACTTTTCCCAACGACAGAGTTGGGACTTATCTCCACAACCTAACTAAAGTATACTGTCAATAGGGATAAAAGTCAAATAATATGCCACCCATTATTGTTGAACATAAAACACTTACATCCATGAGAAACTGTAATTGTGGCTTCGCTATATCCGTCGATTTTGTTACCATCAGTAGTTGAAATAGTTATCTTTCTATTTGAAAGTGGTGGAACCATTTCTGCTTTTACGATAATAATTTTTCCATCTTTCGGATTTTCTGGTAGGTAGACCGTGACTTGTTTGTCACTGACAACTCCGATGTAAAAATCATCATCTGTTGAGTGGTAGTTTGCATCAATTGTTTTAGTACTGGTGCTTCTACGACTTCTGACATTTGTGATTTTTCTTTTGAGTTCAATTACTTTCTTTGAAATTTTCTCTGAGATGTTTTTCCAAAATATATTCATATTATTTCCTTATACTAAATTCCATCTTGTTCCATCAAACACAGCAGTAAGACTTCCCTCAGATCCGAGAGTTCTGTCTCCTGACTGGTCTAAATCTTGACCAGTACCCTTGACTTTTATGTTACCATCTGCTTGATTTTTAACCACGTAGACTTTTCCAACTATACCAGCTGGAAGTGTTATCGTGATATTCTTTTTAGTAGCACCGATATAATAATCGGTTAATGATGCAGTATAGTTTATTGATGTAAGTTGAACATTGATTAAAGAACTGCTACTACCAGTTGCTGATAAAATACCAGATGGGGTAATAGACAACCCACTACCAACCTGAATAACTCCAAGACTGGTAGTAGTAGCTTCTTCACATTCCAATGTAACTGGAACTAATCCAGGTGGTGTTGTTGTGCTTGCTGATGGATTCTGCCTTAATGCAGTTCCTGCAAACACAACATTAGGTTGTCTACTGTAAGCCATGATTTAAGTCAGCAACCACTGAACGCCATCATAGATCAGAGTCAGTGAACCATATGGCGCATTAATGACAGCATTCACAGAACCATCAATGGTACCTGCAGTCGGGACAATAGTAATAGGTGTTGCAACACTTGCGAGACCTAGTCCATCTTTAATGATAAAAGTTTGACCTGTTACACCAGCTGGTAAGTTTACTGCCACTGGTACTGGTCCAGGAACTTGAACACTAACAGCAGCATCAGCTAAAAGAACTGCTACTGGAGTTGTTAGAGCAATTCTAATTGCTGTAATAACTACACCACCTGCTGCAATAGTAATTCTATTTGCACCAGTACCTGTGGTTGGCGTTACGGTAATACCTGAACCTGCGATGATCGAGGTAGGATTATTTGTATATGACATTTTAGTTTTCCTTTGTTGTTATTATTTTGGATAGATAAAGATCTTACACGATGCTCCAGTCAGTTCCATTGAATATCAATTGAATAGAACCATATGGAGAATTGATGGTTGCAGTTGAACCATCGACTAATTGACCACCAGTTCCTTGGATGGTTATAGGATTATTGTTGGCATCACCAAAACAATCTTTCACGATATAAACTGTTCCACGAATACCAGTTGGTAAAGTAATTGTTACTGGACCATTAGTTAACACACAAAGCATATAATCAGTTGATAATGCAGTGTATGTTGGGGTTGCGACATCTGTCACAGAAACAGGACTTGGATTTCCTCCACCAATAATTTGGTTACCTGAACCAATATTGATGTTATCATTATCATTAATAATTTTTTGTTGGGGTATTCCAGGAATACCACAAGATGTGTATGGTTCTAATGGTGGCATCATTGATGCCCAATAGGGTTGAATTCTTTGATATTGATACATTTATTCTCCTTAAAGAAATACCCACTCCTTTTGAGAGTGGGTATTTTTCAATTAACGAATATTGGTATTATTGTTAAGTGGGTTAGCTGTTTGCGTACCAGTACCTACATTAATAGCTGAGTTAGTAGCTTGAATGTTTTGTGCCATGCTCCACAAAGCATTGTACAATTGACCGTACTGTTGCTGTTGTTGAGTTTGTTGTTGCATCTGGTTGATATTGTTAGTTGTAGTAACTTCAATACCACGGCTACGTTCTGCAAAGTCAAAACGATTCTGTAGAGAAATAACTGCTGCATTTGCATCAGACAACTGACGATTCAATGCTGCTTCATATTGAGCAACGATCAACGCACGAGTTTTGTCACCGTCAACATACACAGCTGTTTGTGTATCATTAGCAGTTTGCAATACTTGCGTGTTAACAGTATTCAATTGTTGCATTAATGCAACTGAGTTTCCGTTAACTACATCTTTAACACCGTCAATACGGTTAACCAATGAACCAGTCGTTGCATTAAATTGGTTAGTAATACCAATGGTTTGTGCAGCTTGCGATGCCTCCATTGCTGCTGTTCCAACGGCAACTGCTTTGTCAACTTGCCCAATTGACTGCATTAGAGCCATGTTTGCTGCCACTTGCTCTGGAGGGCTGCGGAATACAGCACCTGCTGCACCGCCATCAGTATTACCACCGCCGAATAGGCCACCACCATTACGATTTAAGAGTGTGCCTAAGATAAGACCACCGATTAGACCGCCACCTGAGCCGAAGCCAAGTCCGCCGTCACCGCCACTCATCATCATGCCTGCTGGGTTTAGAATTTCTGCCATTTTAATTTCCTTTTATTGTTGTTATTATTGAAATTTCAAAGTGATGAACGCCACCACCAAGCGATTTGGTGTCACCCAAAATTCTTAAAATCTTTTTAAACTGCGGATCTGGCTATTGTAGCTGCTTCTTCAGCTACTGGAGTTCCAGCAGCAAGTGCTACTAGGTCATCAGCTACTGTTAGTGTGCGACCTTTTCCATCTTCGCTAAGTTTTACTGCTCTAGTGATCATTGTGTGAATATGATCTTTTGTAATGGCTTCTGATTTAGCAAAGTCTAAGATTGTTGCTAATAGCCAGTTTTCTAGAGCAATAGAACCGTATTCGCAGGTTTCTTCTGTGATTGTTTTGACGCGTTTGCGCATAGGTAATTCCTCTTTGTTATTATTATTATCGGAATTGAGTCTTTGACTCATCAGCGATCTTCTTTGAGATCTAACTGTATTTAGAGGATTTGTTGGAGTGTTTTCAACAAATCATGAAATATATTTTGAGATCCAGTTAAGGTAAGACTGGAACCATCCTTGAGTAATATGCTCACTTAATCCTGCGGATCACAGTAACTAGGAAGCCTAGTGAAATTTTGGTACCTTGTGACGGGTTCGAACCGCCGACCTTCTCCGTGTAAAGGAGACACTCTGCCGCTGAGTTAACAAGGCTTATTCTATTATTTCCAACTAGTTTTAAGTATCAAAACCTTCGGATTAATGCCCATCATTTTGGCGACCATCAATCTTGTATTCCCTGCAACTAGAGTATATTTTCTGCCACCTTCATAAGACAAAAGAATAGGAGCTCTGACGCTATTACTTTCATACTCTTTTATTACGCTATCGATATCTCTTTTACCACTAGATGCTGAATTAGATTTGATAGCCTTCATAATCTTTTCTCTTGTGTCTGTATGATAACTATCTGTGTTTTCTAGTATTTGCCAGATACGTGTTGAGATTAGTGATACTCTGGCTGTTGTATATATTTGTTTAATTTGAAACATTTTATAATCCCAATCAGGATCTGTGCCATTTGAGAATTGAGAGACGACTCTGTCGAACTCGTCCATTTCGTTTTCAAATTTTGATTTCTTATAATTTATCATTATTCTTCGTAAACAGCCAACACATTAGTCATTGGGACTTTGTATGTGTTGAGTTCTAACTTTTTCGTGTCTGGCCAATGCACCAGTACTCGATCGCCGACTACAACTTCATCAACATCAGATGCAACTGCGATCACGTGTGCAATCTCTTGCTCTTGTGAATTCTGCAGGACGATACCTGAATCAGTGACCTTAGAGCCTTCTGAAACACGAACGATGATGTTGCCACTCATTGGAATATAGTTCATAAATTATCCTAATTAAAAATGGAGCGGGATAGGGGAATCGGACCCCTGACCGAAGATTGGAAATCTGCTGTTATACCATTTAACTAATCCCGCATTATATTTGGCTACGGTGGACGGAATCGAACCCCCAACCTATGGTTTTGGAGACCATTGCTCTGCCAATTGAGCTACACCGTAACGATTACTTTTTATTCCTTGGCAATCTCCCACGGACCCAGCCAGTTTGGAGATATGCCTCAGAATCTTCTTTGCTAAGGTATTTACATTCAATACCATTATTTATCATAATCTTTCCCTTAAACGCAAGAGAAAGATTATTTCGATGCTCTTCTGATTTAGTCTTTCCAGTTAACGAATCTTGCATTTTTTTACGAACAGCAGGATTATTTTTGATAGCATTATTATCTGATAAACGCTGTTTGGTTTCTTTATTTGGTGTCTTACCACTGGCTGCTTGGCGAAGTTTTTCTTTCGTTTCGTCAGAGTGACATTTACCAGAAAAGGCACCAACAATTCCAGGGTTACCACCAGAACCACCAACCTTTATATTATAAGTGTTGTTGGAGACTATAAATTCTTCATTGACTAACTCACGTTCTTTAGAAAACATTTCTTCTTTAGAGTCAAATATAAAAAGAACTTCTCTTTCGAAATTCTCAATACCATATTTTTTGACAGCAGACTTGAGATATTTTCCAGAACCAAAATATCCATCATTTAGGTCATCAGTAGAATGTGCTCCTACGTAAACTTTTCCGTCTATTTTGTTTGTTGTCTTGTAGATAATATGTAGCATAATAATCTCCTTTTATTATTTAGAGATTATTATTCTTTGCCACAAGACCCGTATGCTGCCGTTACACTAAGGAGAAACAGATTTCTTTTCTTCTGTAACAACAGGAATTGAATCCTGCTTTTGTTTATTCTCTTTTTGGTCTTTTCCGAAGATCATATCCCAGCGAGCAGCATATTCTGCATTGCTCACGCTATATGGCCTCGGCGCAGATCCTTTACCACCATCACTCATATATATTCCTTTAATAATTTGGTCTCCGATGACAGATTCGAACTGCCGTTATTCTTCGTCCCAAACGAAGTGCCATACCAGACTAGGCGAATCGGAGTATTTAGCCCTGGTAGGCTGGGTGGGATTCTAACCCACGATCAACGAATTATGAGTTCGCTGCTTTAGGACTCTAAGCTACCAGCCCTACGTTTTGGTGCCCCCACCAGGAATCGAACTTGGAATTAATGCTTACAAGGCAATCGTTATACCACTTAACTATAGGGGCAATCATTTCTATTTAATGGTGGAGGATGACGGGATCGAACCGACGACCTTCTGCTTGCAAAGCAGACGCACTCCCAACTGTGCTAATCCCCCATTATTCTTGGTACCAACGGAAGGTAACGATCCAAAATAAGGTGACAGTATATGGGTTCTTTCCTGTCAGTCACGGAATTACATAGAATTGCCACGAGCATACATCTCCGTGAAAGGGAGGTGCTACGTATCCGTGTCTTAAAACTCTGGTGCGACCGGAGGGATTCGAACCCCCGACAGTTCGGGTAGAAGCCGAATACTCTATCCATCTGAGTTACGGTCGCGTATTGGTGCGAGAATTGGTGCGGGTGGAGGGACTCGAACCCTCAGATTATGAATTTTAAGTCCATTGCCTATACCAATTCGGCTACACCCGCTAAATGGCTCCTCAGACTGGGATCGAACCAATGACCGACGGATTAACAGTCCGTTGCTCTACCGCTGAGCTACTGAGGAATATATCTTGGTGGGTGTTCCTGGATTCGAACCAGGAATGTTTACCTAATAGGACGAGATTTACAGTCTCGGGATGCACACGCCATAGCATCAAAACACCCATAAATTGGTGCGGAAGGAGAGACTCGAACTCTCAGCTTACGGCTTCTAAGACCGCTGCGTATACCAATTTCGCCACTCCCGCATTATTCTTTGGTGGGTCGTGCGGGACTCGAACCCACGACCTACGGATTAAAAGTCCGCTGCTCTACCAACTGAGCTAACAACCCATTCTACCATAATAAGTGTGCCCTCGACCGACGAGCTCTCGAAGTTACGATACTGGCAATCACGCACCGTCTTATCACACACTTATTATGATATCATAGTGAAGCATAGCACTAGCCAGTTGAATACAGCCGACCAGACTTCCTTATCAGTGAAGTGCTATGCTTCACTATGATGTCACCATATTGAAATGCACTACCAGTCCTAGGGAGTCGAACCCTCTGTCTCTTATAGTTTACCACGACTTTCACGGTCAGGCAAGCAATGCATTTCAATATGGTATGGTGCCGCTGCCCATCCGCGGATCGTCCAGGGCACTCTTACCTCGGGACCTTCACCATATTGAAGCATTCTGGATTCGAACCAGAAATAGATACCTGTTCAGGTTTCAGTACACCAATACCGTCTCACTTGATGCTTCAATATGGCACCAGAGCGAACCCTGGATCCATACAACAATAAATTTTTAAAGATCAGCGGGAAGTTCAACTAACCAACCCATAAAGATATTATACTTCTAATTTGAATAAAAGTAAAGTTGAATTTTATTTAGAACTTAAATCCACCGAAGTCCGTAGGTCTTGGCTTCGATCGATCATACAGAGGAATGTCTGGCTCCTCAACTTTCTTCATCTTACCCTTCGGACTAAACGATGATCCAGTAGCAATAGACGTCTGGGCAGACTTCTCAAGATCAAACAACTTCATCCTAGAACGATTGATACCAACGACGAATCGCTTATTGATAGCAGTATCAGCATAACGATTCTTCAACTGCTTGATCAGGATTTGATTGATCTCATCGAGTTCCTCAGTACGAATCAAAGCAAGCATCAAGTCAGCAGTATGGACCAGACCCATTGACTCAGAAGTATCTGTCAGTTCAATATCCGAGTTATCAAAACCATTACGATTGACCTGAGTAGCACTGATCAATGGAATGTCATACTCAACTGCCAGACTACGCAGCTCTTCAGCGATACTCTTGATGTAAGAATAACTATTAACACTACCACCCATCTTCATGCGCGAGGACGCACAAATACCAAGGTAATCAACGATCAGGAAGTCAGGCTTAAAGTCTTTCTTTACCTTCAACTCCTCAAGCAAACCACGGAAGTGACCCGAATGAGCAGAGCCAGTTGGATATTCCTTGACGATCAACTTACCCTGAGTCTTTTTACTAATCGTAGCAATCTTCTGGACGAATTCTTCCTTAGATAGATCAGCCAGTTTATCAATGTCAATACCAAGTAGGTTTGCATCAATACGTTCAGCGATTCTTTCCTCGGACATTTCCAGAGTAATGTAAAGAACATTCTTACCCTGGCGGAGAGCAGCAGCGGCGAAGTGACTCATAACGAGACTCTTACCACCACCAGATTGCGCAGCCAACAGAGTCAGGGTTTTCTTAGCCAGACCACCCTTAGTAATATCATTAAGGATCTCCAGATCGAATGCAATCTTTTCTTCCTTACGAGTGTAGAACTCATAACGAGCAGTAGCATCTTCGAGGTAGGAGTGACCAACTGCAGTATCAAACGAAATAGCCAAGGCATCCTGAAGGATCTTCGGAATACCTTCTTTGTTCAGTTCCTTATCCTTACCATCAATAATCTTGATAGAGCGAAGGATAGCATTGTATACACTCTTTTCTTTACAGAATTTCTCAGTCTGTTCAAGAAGCCAATCTTTACTGGTTGGTTTCTCATCAGTAAAGTTATCAATAATCTCAATGGCATTCTTGAGATCAGTATCAGTCAGATCAGTTCTCTGCGCAAGTTGGACACGAATAATTTCTTTCGTAGGCAACTTGTTATACTTCATGAAGAATCCATTGATCTCCATGAGTAGGGTCTTCTCTGCCTTTTCGGCAAAGTAATCAGCTTCGAGGAATGGCGTAGCCTTACGTGAGTATTCCTCATCAATCAATAAATTTGATAGAATCGTTTCTTCAATTCTCAGATTTGTCATTGTTTCTTTCTTCGCGTTTCATTTCTTCTTGGATAAATGCCATTAAGACCTGGCCAAGGAAATCGTGTAAACGAGGTTCCTGCTCTTTCTCAATTGTACCCTCAAGTATGTCAATCTCAAAGGAAAGATTATTTTCTCCAGTTTCCGGAAACCATGCACGCCCAAACCTAACTACCAGACCTTCGAACTCACCTTCGATAATTCTAATTGGTCTAATCTTGTCTGGTTCTGACTCTTCTACTAATTCAATTTGGTCTAAAATCATATTTTCCTCTTATGGGTTAATCAGAGAATCTGGATTTGCTAAGTCGAATAACAAAGTAATTCTGTCATCACCACTGATGCACTCAGCACTATGTGTTGTTTGTAAGTCAAACCAGAACAGAGTTCCAGGTGTAATTGTATACACCGGATCACCTTCTACTTTATACAGGTACTTACCCTGAAGACACAGATGGTAACGCATCTTATCTGTGTAATAATCACCGCTATCATCTTTATGTGGTGCAACAATACCACCTGGAGGTAGTCTGTAAACTCCTGCCCATGCATGGTGGTAGAAGTTCCTCCTGCGCATCCAATTAAGAATAGTTGGACACTTGAAATAATTCGGAGTATTGATTGTCTCATTCGAATCAAGGATAGAAGTATCCTGTCCCTCATAGATAACAGGAACTGTCAAAGGAATAATCTTATGCGTCTTATCCTTTGAATGGGAGACCCAAGTCTGCTCTGGAAGAGACAGAATCTCATCCAAGAGTGGCTTGACATTGATACCTCTTTCGATGATTCGAATGTTAATCATTAGACTTCCTCTAGTTCTGCGTCAATATCCTCATCAGTGATGATGTCACCATTGGATACTTGATATGAGTTCTTGATGTATTCTTGGAATGATGCCGAGTTAATGATCGACTGCCAGAACAACTTGGAGTCGGTATCCTTTGCTCGCCACTTCTTGTCTTCGATCTCACCAGTCTCTTTGTTTACTCTGGAGTACCAACCCATTGAAGGTTTGATAACATGACCAGACTCAATGGCAATATCAAGCAGACCAGACCAAGTAGAGACGCCACCTTCGAACTTAACTTCGATAGGAATCTTTGACTTCTCACGAACATACCTGGACTTCTCGACGTTGATAATGAAGTTGTATCCGATAATGTCAGTACCTTCCTTCTCTTGTTGACGACCAAGGATAAAGATATTGTCAGCAGAAAGGTAAACACCTGTACCACCAGAAACGATTGCCTTTGGATAAAGACCTTGTTCCATATAGATGTGGTTTACAGCAACCATAGGAATATCCAGACGATTCAGGTATGGGGTAATCATACGGAAGATCGACTTCATCTGCTTGGCACGAGACATATCCGCAACAGACTTACCTTCAATGGCATCATCCATTTCTTTCTTGGATGACATATTACCAAGCGAATCAATGATGAAGATAACCTTGTCTCCGCGATTCAATGCCTCAAGTTGCTTGATAACATCGAACTTAAACTCTTCCATATTCATAATAGGAACATGGAGAATGCGTTCTTGATCAATGTTCAGTGACTTGAAGTAGGCAGCTGGTGTGCCGAACTCGCAGTCATAAAAGATCATCACTGCTTCTGGATACTTATCCAGATATGCCTTTGCCATAATCAATGAGAACATTGACTTAAAATGCTTTGATGGTCCACACCACAAAGTAAGACCAGGAACAAACCCACCATCAATCTCACCTGACAATGCGATATTCATTGCAGGGATTGAGGTCGAGATCATATCTTTCTTGGTGAAATACTTACTGTCCGAAAGAACAGAAGTATCTTTAATAGTTGAATTCTTGCGAAGTCGTTCAAGCAAACTCATAGGTATCTCCTTTTTAGATCACCAAGTATACTTGGTATCAGGGGTAAAACAAAATAAATTAACCGAAGAAGTCCTCAAGGGAACTTGTCTCCTCGGATGCCCAACCGATCGGCTGGAGAACAATATCCATTGCATTGATGAAACTCTTTTGGAATTGCATCTCATAATCAACATACTCATGTAACCCAAGATCTGGAGGAAGGATCCCATCAGCAGGAATCGCAATAATGTTTTCCTTCAGTGGATTCGGCATTGTCAGATACATAAACTTGATCTTGTCGCCATCATTTATCAGAGGATACTTACTCTGAAGTTTCTTCCTCTTGACAATCTCATTATACAACAGAACACCTCTTACGTGAATAGGAGTTGCCTTCTTGTAAATCGAATTAGCATCTGCATATTCATCAATGGAGTTAGCAGTACGAGGGAAGGCAATAGCAGAGATAGGAAGTTTATTAAACTCCTCACGAGCCTCACTAATAAACAACTGCACAGTCTTCTCAGTACCATCAAATACCTGCACAAGAGACTCTCGCAACTTCCCACGAATGAATGCAGGAGTCGATGACCGAACCATCTCAAGACCCATTACCTTGAACTTTGGCTTGGCATAAGTTACACCCTCCGAAGAATGCACTCGAACAATATACTTCTTCTTTGCGCACCAGATAGCCGTATCGCCAACTGCTTCAAGTTTGAAGTGTATCTTGTTCTCAAAGAACCCAAGTGTATCTGCTACCTCAGCGCAGATCTTATTGATCTCACTCTGAAGAATATCTTTCGCTACCTTCTCGAGACTCTTTACGATTTCATCAGTAGGCTTACCACTTAAGAACTTATCAACCACTGGCTTCATATTCACGTACACAGAGTCAGTGTCAACATAGACAAGATACTTATGCTCGCCAGTATCGAACTTCTTATTGAGAGCAATATCCAATGCAACTTCAATCTTCTTCAGAATGTATTGACCAGTGATCGTAATTGACTCAGCGACATCTGGATTAAAGAATCGGAATCCTTCATTCGCCGTAGCACCATAAAGACTGTTCAGTGCAATCTTCGCTGCCATCTGAGCATTATTCAACGCAGAGATCTTCGGAAGCAATGATTCATCCTTTGACTTCTCATACTCAGACTCAAGTCCAAGCATCTGACTCTTTGCTGTCTTTCTCGCAGCCATCATTTCCTTAATCAGACGAGGAAGAACACCAGTCTTTTCTTTTGTAAACAATGCACCGATCGGAGAGATAGCATAATCCTGCTGAACATACGGAGAAGTAATGTTGGAATTATTCAGCAGAGAGTCCATAGTTATATCAGTACGCCCAGCGAAAGTCTCAGGGCTGATATTCAATGACATCATAATACTTGGATACAACGAGGTAGCATCAAGACTGACGATCCAGTTGTACTTACCAGTAAGAGGTTCCTTCACATACGCACCATCGATGCTTCTGCAACCAGTATGGCCACGCTGCGGCACAACGATCTTTTCGCGCAACAGCGAATTATGGATCAGAGCATCCCACATCTTTACTGGACTGAACACATCTGTAAAGTTGATCTTCGCCTGATATGCCATCGTAATGATCAGCTCAAGCAATTTCAACTTATCCTCGAGTTCAGTTACCAGCTGCGTATCTACGATGTTGTAATGTACAAAATCATTCCAATGATGATCGATGTTATCATTGAACGTGTCACCTGGAAGATCTACCTTCGTATGACCGAGTTCTTCAGCAGCAATATACTTCAGAGAGTAGCTCTCTTGCTTCGTGTATGTAAACTTCTTGTACAGAGCAAGGTAATCAAGGATAGCGATACCCTTGATGTCAACAGTCATTTCTTCTTTACCACGATAAGACTGCATCTCTGCGCTGACGAATCCCCAAGGACTCATCTTCTTCATCGCATCTTCGCCGAGGATGCGCTTGATTCGATTGATCAGATAAGGAATGTCGAAGAACTCAATGTTCCAGCCAGTAATGATGTCAATGTCAGAAAATTCCCAGAACATCAGGAACTGCTTCAACAAAGAATACTCATCTGCGCAACTGATGAATTTAGAATCATAGCCAGCATAACCAATATACGTACCCTTGCCAAAAGTATAGCAGGTCTTGGTCTTTACGTTCTGAAGAGTAATAAGAACTACTTCTTCATTCGCTGTCTCTGGCTTAGGGAATCCGTCATCACCTGTGCGCGTCTCGATGTCGATTGACCAGATAGAAAGATTATTCATATCTGGAGTAATCGCCTGTGGGTAGCGATTGTTGAGATACTGTAGAGTAAAGTTCAACTGACCGAAGATCGAGAACCCATCTACGCCTTCGTATTGCTTGATGAACTCTTTGGTCTCACGAATATTACCTGCGACTATTTCCTTCACAGGATCACCATACAGACTCTTGTATACACTCTCAGTATTGTTGTTGTCTTTGAGAAACAACGTCGGCTGCCACTGTTCTTTGGACTTCTGACGAACACCATTGATCACTTCGCGTGTCATAACGGTATTACCGAAGATCTCTACGTTCGTATAAAACGAATCATTCAATATTCTTCTCCATAAAATAATTACAGCAGGTACAAGTATACCTGCTGTTGGGTCAGAAGTAAAATAAACTTACTGCTTACCAAATAGAATCATAGCCAGATCAAAGGCACAATCGTGTTCTGGCGAGTGCTTGAGGACTTGATCTCGGTCAAACCCAAGACAGAGTTCTGGGTCAACATCTACATACCCATTCTTCGATGTTTCTGGATACATAATATCAATTGCAGTTCGAACATCTCGATACATATTATACTTGAACAGAGGTTCAGCATCAACTGCTCTAAACAGAGAATCAAGACACATCTGGTCAAGGCTACCTCGAATCCAGCAGAGATCGTCTTTCTTTGCCCGTTCATTTACCCATTTCTGAAGAACAGAAATTCCTTCAGCGACAGAGAGATCAGTTTTCTTTGGGTAGTAACTACGTTCTTTGGCGAAGTCGCATTGTTGATTCCACCAATCAACAGTGGACTTAACAACAACTCTACCTGCAGCAATCTGTTCTTTGGCATTCAACTTAACGAAAATTGAATTGTCAAGAATTTCTTGGTAGCTCTTTGGTTCTGTATTAGAAACATAAGACAGACCAACAGAAAGAATAACTGAGGTACTCTCAACCCCAAGTGTTTCGATATCAAGACAGAACATAATAAATCCTTAGAAATAATCTATATGCTTACCCGCAGCTGCTTCATCAATAAACGCAATCGCTTCATCTGAGTCACAGAAGTAACGCATCATAAAGATATTTGGGTCTTTGACATTAAGAACCATAAGCATTATGTTAGTGCTATCACTTATGCTTATGCGAAACAACCAATCGTCTCGCATAAGCACAGGGAATATAGTTAGTTTATTGATCATATCAAGAGATGGGCTGGAATTACCCAGCCCACTTGTCATTTATCAGACATCTTCATTCAAGACAGTCTTTTTAGACTTTCCAGAAGGTTGGCGAATATCAATTTTCTTCGCTGTCTGACTTTCTGGCACAAGACGCTCAAGATAAATCTTAAGCAATCCATTAACCAACTCAGCATCTTCAACACGAACATTATCTTCAAGAGTAAATGAACGGTTAAATCCCTTGTAGGTAAATCCCTTGTAGATAAAGCAATCAGCAAGAGAACCTAGATCTTGTTTCTCAGAACGAATGGACAAAACATTCTTATCAAGTTCGATTGAAACATCATTGATGGTATAACCAGCAATAGCCAGTTCTACCTCATATTTGTTTTCTTCAATCTTCTTAATGTTGTATGCTGGAAAATGGGAATTCACTTTCGATGCAAGTTCAGCAATCTGCTTATGTGCATCCATGAATCTTTCCATACCAACGCTACTGCGAACAATTTCCCCAAACACTTTTTGTAAATCACTCATTTTCTTCCCTTTCGGCAAAGTTAAAAATGCTCCCTTTCGGTGAGCGCATACGGACAACATATTAGTCATCCGATTCTTGATTCTGACGTTGTTTAATACGGTCTGTCAGCATCATGAATTTCGGTTTGAAAGTCCACTTACTCTTTTCTTTGTAAGGTACTACCTTAATGTTTGACATATTGGTAGTTGGAATGTCTTCTTGAATAACTTTACACAATCCCCATTGCTCTAACAATTTAGCGATTGTATTTCTTCGCACTAAATCTTCAACAGTAATGTCGCTTTGCTTTCCCTCAAGCGCAAACATTTCTTTAAAGTGAACGATATAATATCTACCTCTTTTGTGTAGAATATGACAAGACGGATAAAGGATAAATTCTTTTTTACTGGCAATACCAATACGAGAAAGAGTTTCTCTAATCTTCAGAAATGAATCTGGGTCGGTGATATTCACCTCCAACATTTTCTCCGGAGTCCATTCTACATACACATCTAACGCATAATTATTTTGCATTTCCCAATCCGCCTTTAAATAATGAGGATTTTAATTTTTCCAAATCATCATTATTTAATATAGCTGCATAGGAGATCGCAGTCTTGTATGAGACTCCGTATACCTTCTGAATCAACTCAATGTTCTCATCTTTCTGTTTATCCCACTTCGCAAATCGTTTCTTCTTTGGTTGAACACCGATACGCAGGAAGTCATACTGCATCTTCTTACTTATGTGTGACCTGGAATTCATTTCCTGCGCATACATAACAGTATCATAGTGATGCGAGAGAGCACGATTGACTAGGAATGGTTCATACTCAGATTCAGAAACTCCATCTTCCCAGTAGTTATCCTTCGATGCGCATATTGCGTTGACATATTCAAATGGCTTCATCGATAATCCTGGTCTTAGTTGCCATACTAACAACAATGTCAATATATGGATTCTCCTGTTTCAGGATAGCCACACCCTCATCATATGTAGTGGACTGACAGAGAAATACATCTGTCAATAGATTGTAGAAGATAAATCCATTATTACTTTCTTCACAAAGAACATTCAGAGCACCCTTTGAACTCATTACGCCAAGTTTATAGCAGCGTCGTCCATACAACTCAAGTAAAATAATGAGCAGGATTCCGATAAATGAATATAGCAGTACTTCCATCATTTGAATTTCGCAATCATCATAATTTCAGTCATCGCAGCAGTAACAAGGATCTCTGCATCAACCGAATGGGTTGCCTTAAAGGAATAGTCAGCCAAGATCAGAATAATAGATGGAAGACAGGTTGGTTCGAATAAATCATTTCCATTATCATAGATATCACGAAACAATACCTGTGGATCAATATCAGTATTCGAAGCAACCCACTTACGAACATCCTTGAAGTTCTTATCACGGATTGCATTAAACAATTCCTTGAACGTCTCAGAAGAATGGTTCAACAGAATACCAGAATCAATCTTACCACTGATAGCATATCGCTGCAGTTCATTCAGAGTGCGTCGAAAGTCAGGGAAGTATTTAGTAACTAGTTCCGCAACTACTTCTGTCTGGAACTCAACATTCTTTTCCTTCAGGATATGCGTAACCCTCTTGAAGAATTTAGAGGCAAGTTTTGGCTTCTCTGCATTATCAATCTTGAAATTGATATTTACGCAACGAGACTTGATCGGATCAATGATCTTGTTTACGTGATTACTTGTAAAGAAGAATCGGGCATTCGGGAACTCTTCAATAACACCCTTCAATGCATTCTGCTGGAGTGGAGGCATCCCATCGAACTCATCAAGGAGAACGATCTTCAAACCACCAGAGAATGACACAGAGGAACTAAAGGAAACAACCTGAGTGCGAATAATATCAATACTGCGCTCAAGAGAGGCATTGATATACATTAGGTCAGCACCAAGTTCATTGGCAATGGCACGACAGGCAGACGTCTTGCCCGTACCCGCTGGACCATACATAAGAATGTGGGGAACATTCCCAGATGCGATTGCTTCCATCAAAGACTTCTTTGTCTCAGCTGGAAGAATGCATTCTTCAATAGTGGTTGGTCGATAGAACTCAGACCAAACCATCATGTTAATATCTGACATTCAATACTCCATAATAAATAAGGGCGACTGTGCAATTATACATCAGTCGCCCTGCACATCAAAATAATTTAGAACGTCGAGCTACTCTCCAAGGCAACGAACACAGTCATATCACCACTGGTCGCTACCCATCGACTGATCTTCTTCGACGAGATCGACACAGTGTATTCCTGATGGATCATCTTCAGGTTATCGACCTTCAGATTAGCACGGAAAGTAATGTCAGTAGAACCGATGTTGACATTGTAACTGTTCGAAGTTGCATTCTTCAGATCACCGACGACGATCTTCAGAACACCATTCTCACCAACAACGCTAACATCTGCTGCCTTCAGGACTGATGCTGTACGAATTGCTTTCGTAAGCACAGCTGCAGGAAGAACGAACTCAACGTCTGGCGTTGGAAAGGTAATCTTCTTTTCTGGAGGGATGGTCAGAACAGAAGTATCTGCTGCGTAATAGCGAATGCTATCATTACCTTCGCTCAACAGAACAGTCTTACCTTCGAAGTCCACATCTGGATCATCGAACAGTGACAAAGCACCGAGGAACTCAGAAAGATCATAGATACCGAAGTCAGCTGGGAAAGTCTCAGCAACTGCAGCATCAGCCATCACATTCTTCTGTGGACTAATAGTAGCAAGACGATTGCCCTGCCGAATCATAATGTTTGAGTTAATGCCGCTGAAACTCTTAAGAATCTGTACGGTCTCTTTTGAAATCTTCATATTTTTCCTTATTGTTTAATTGCCGAATGCTTCAATCTGCACCAACTGCGCCGACTGGTCTCGCAATACCAGCTAGATGCCTCGAACTACGATTCTGAAACTGATAATTCATTTTGGGTGTATTGGTATTAAAATTTACACTATCATAACCCATAATATAACCCATAATCTCCTGCGTGGGAGATAAACAGACATTTTGTTTCATAGACATAGACTCGAAGACTTCTCCCAACGAAATAGGCGTAGGAGGAGTAGAGAATGCATAATTCACTTTCGGCACATCGAACTTCGCCTCTGCTGGTGCTAATGCTTGACCAGACTCATCTGCATCCAGAATGAACATAAGGCAACAAATAGCGTGAGCAAGGTGATTACATCCGCTCTCTGGATCAATCTTTTCGCCCTTAACATAGTCATTGATATGACGCAGCGCAGCATTCCGATACCGATACTCTCCATTGCTTACATGCTTCCAGTTATCAACATCATACTTCTCAGCCCCGAAGGTAAGTACCTTCGCCACAGACTCAAGAGCCCAAGGTGGAAGCAACGAAAACTCCGGCTTCCCACTGTCATATTTCCTACCGATTGTAGTCATCGTTGCTTCTCCTTAATTACTGCGTGTAACCCAGAGCAGCCAACTGCTTCGAGGGAACACCAATGCTGTACTTCGTAACAGTCGAACCATCACGCATAGTGATAGGATCGCTGTAAACACAGACACGCTTCTCACGCAGATAACCAATGGCGCGATAAGGATTAGCGAAACCAAACTTCTTTTGGATTTCCTTTGCCGACAATACCTTGCCCGAGCGCAATGCGGTCAGAAGTTGCTCGGTCTTGGTCTTAGGAGTCTTTGCTTTAGTCATAAATTTCCAATCAAATAATTTCGGGAGATAATGGTTCATCAGAGTAAGCCCGAACACCTTACTCAACCAAAGATATAGTATAGTGTGATTTACTTTATAAGTAAAATTATTTTATACCGTATTTAAGTAATTCCTGCTTAAATTCTTCGAGCAGCGCAGTCTTAACTGGAGCTGCTCTCGAGGAAGCAGGAGCCAATGTATTTGCCTCAGCAGGAAAGAAGTATACACCACGACGAATCGTATTGTGACCAATCAACCAGAGTGGGAGACCGACCTTATACTTCTTATCCTTCTGGCGAAGAGCCATAAACTCCTCATGGAATTCATTGATCTGCTTGAATGTAATCTCAGTAGTCACCTCTGGGTGGAAGTGATTCACGATATACACCCATTTCTTCTGGGCAGTGGAGAGATCGTTAAAGGTAAGCATGATCAGAATGGAGGAGTTTCGAGTTCAGCACCAGAAGCATAGACATCTGCCACCGGAACAGCAACTACCACTTCTTCAGTAGAGATCTTATCGAAGAGTTCGAAGAATGCCTGCTTAGTCATAGAATCAAAACGATTCACTGCCAGTTCGACTGCTTTCTTCTTATCTTTGAAGAGAGAAAACCCGCGAACGATATGCTCAAGACGGCGAGTAGCAATAAGGCTGTCAACAGCACCATCAGCGAAAGACCGACGAATCGCATCAGCCCACTTGACGAGTTCTTCGGCGAATTTTTCATCAACACATCCATTCTCCTCCATGATGTTCATCACGATCTTCTTCTCAACAGCAGGAGAAGGAAACTCCTGCTCGAAGGTGAAGGCGATTCGCTCAAGGAAGGCTTCGTTCAGGATCTGGGTACCGATGTACCGACCATCCTCTGAACCCTGACCCTTGGTGTTAGCAGTCATGATAATGTTAAAACCAACTTCTGGTTTGATATACTCGCCAATCGCAGAGAAGTAGTATGGCTTACCTTCCAGGATAGACTGGAGGCACATAATCGTATTGCTCTCAGCGGCATCCACTTCATCGAGCAATACGGTGCAGCCCTGACGCATAGCGATCAGGATCGGACCTTCGATGACAACCACATTGCCATCTACGAGGGTCTTGCTACCGATCAGGACTTCCTCATCGGTGCGCTTGGTCATGTTCAGCCGAATGATAGGAATGTCATTCTTGGCGTGAATCTGCATAATGGTCGTGGACTTGCCATTACCGCTATGACCAGTCACCAAGACAGGGAAGAATTTCCGCGACTTGATGATCTTCTCGATATCCTTGTAGTTACCGAATGGAACATACTTAGGATCTACTGGAGGGACTGCGCCGACCAGGGTTTGACGTACAGCTGACTGCTTGAATGGAACGACCTTACGCTCCACAGCAGACACCAGAGCAGGAGCTGCTTCTGGCTCAGATTGCTTCACAGCATTCTCAGGATTTTCACCATGCATAAGATAAACTCCACGGCTAACAGGTTGACTCTTGTCGCGAATAGACCACTTCGGGGGAACACCCAAAACATCGCACGCATTCTTGATCAGAACTGGCTTGAACTCACCAGTCTCAGCGAACACCGTATCCAGCTGACGCATCTTACGGATAATCTCAAATTCTTGAGAATTGAATCGGGAAAGCCACATATTAAACTCCATCACAAATAAACAATAATATATTATACCTGAACTTCAAATAAAAGTCAAGCGAGGTCAAAGCCAACGAAGGCAGGAAAGAAACCATGGAGTTCCTCAGTAGGATTCGCATCCTTGTAGGTGTCCGGATGATCCAGACTGTAATCATACAGAGCCATCTCAGCCGAGCAATGATCACCGTAGACAACAAACTCTTGGTATTCCATTTTTCTTTCCTTTTCGTTTCGATAAGTTATTATACCTCGAAACTGAATAAAAGTCAAGCAATTTCGGAGATGAACTTCGTCAAAACGACCCGACTCTTGATAACCGAGGACATAGAGGAGCTAAAAGACTTCGCAATCCTCGCTGCAGACATATCCTTATCAATCCCACGGGTATTGAACTCCATTTCCCCAGTCTGCGAGGGAATGATGTACATTTTATGGTAACCAGCCAAGGGATACTCAAAGAAGTAGTCTTTGTTCAGTTGACGCATAATTGCTGCAGAATCAGAAACTTTATTGTCATTCTGATAGTTGAAACTCCGAACATTCTTGATACTACCAGCGATGAAGAAGCCAACGAACCGAACATCTGGATTGGCATCCTTGAGCATCTGCATCATATTGCGCTGAGTCTCAGTACGATGATTGCAGGCATACACGCGACCAGTCTTCGGGCAACGCAGCATCCTCTTCATCGTATAAGTAGCATCAGTAGTCTTATACGCAACACCCTGGCCTTCGCCATCAGTAACCGTAATTACAGTCATCTTCTCAGCCTTGGTGTTCTTCTTGAACTCATCGATGTAGTCATACAACCAAGCAATCGACTCGATCAATGGAGTACCACCGAGGCGATACTTGTATTGAAGAGTACTATCAGAGATCGACATAAACCGAAACGTATACAGCATTTCGCAGACAAAATCAAATTCTGAGTTGCTCATCTTCGAATCGAGGAAATTCAGAATATTGATCATATCTCCATTGATCACGCCGAACTGACCTGGCTCATTAACAGCATCGTTACAATGCGAGAAGTATTTTTCTGTAGTGTAGGTAATATCTGCGTTACGAGAGTCACTGAATGCACAGACCTGGAAAGGAATGTTCACTCGGCGGCAGAATGATGCCAGAGTAATAACCTGACCCAGCGAATCCTGCAGATAGTTCTGCATAGAACCAGACCAGTCCAGAAGCATCAGGAAAGAGTGGTTCTTGTCATCGGTAATGACGTCAAGTTTACGGAACAGGTCTTCGCTGGTCTTGTACTGGTGAAGTTTGCTCATAGACAACGAACCAGTCTGGGCAACCTGCGTACGCGAGTAACGCTGAGCAGCCTTACGCATCTCGAATTCCTTAACAAGGTGCGAGACAGACTTCTGGTTAGCAGCACGAAACTTCGTGTACTGCTCTTTCCGATACGAACTCATCTCAATACCACCGAACTCGGCTTTGCGGAAGTCAGCCACAATATCTTTGTACCCAATGAACTTCGGTACATAGTAGTTCTTTGGTTGGACATAGATGAAGTCCCAGCCATTAACATTCGTGTTCGCCTGAACCTTCTCATTGAATCTGTCTTGGGTCTGGGGAGCAGGAGCAGTGTCTTCATCATCTGCTTCTTCGTCCTTCTCCTCATCGACACCATCATCCATCGGAGGCAGTTCGGCTTCTTCAGAGTCTTCTTCCTCGACCATGTCATCGTCGAAGTCGAAATCATAATCTTCGTCATCGAACTCATCTGGGTCACCCTCACCGAACTCGATGTCATCACCCTTTTCTTGTTCTTGCTTTTTGTTCTTCTCGTCAGCTGCGTAGGCATAGATACGCAGAGCGAGGTCATACACGTCCTCGACAGTCTCTGCGTTTTCCGCAGCAGTCAGGAACACGCGCTCTTCCTTGGTAAACTTTACACCACAGGAGAACCCTACCTTGAAGTGCAGGTTGATGCGGTCAATGATGCCATACTCATTGAGGTCACGATTGGCAGTACCAAAGAAGTCACGCTCGTTGAGCACCTTATAGCCAGCAAAGAAATCCTTGCGGCAACCAGGATACTGTTGCTTCATCAGTCGCTCGATACGCACATCCTCGAGGACGTTCATGTAGGAGCTGAAGTTCTTCTTCTCTTGTTTCTTGACCAGAGCGATGTACTCTTCGCCAGTAAACAGAGCATGGCCGACCTCGTGGAATTCCATTACCGTCTCTTCGGCAGGAGTCATTCCAACGAGGGTGGGCAACCTGAGAGTTCTGCTCTTCAGGTCAAAGGAGGCTGTCTGAACTTTCTGGCGCAGAACAGTGATGTTCTCGTTGGCCATAAGTTTGCTCAAGAGGTCTATCGATTTGTTTTCCATGAGTGTATTATACTTTAAGTTTGAATAAAAGTAAATTACAGAACCAGGATACCAGCACTGATAGCTCCCATCAGCATAGCAAACAATCCGAATGCCAGCATCACTGCAGTGCATCGGAGACCAGCCTTGAGAATTTCGTTTCTTGACATTTTCTTTTCCTTTCAACTTTCGATAAGTTATTATACCTCGAAGTTGAATAAAAGTAAAATGTCAGATCTCGATCGTGCAATCATCTTCGGGCCACTCATGGGAACAGCTCACTGGAAGATTCCGAAACTCTTCCAGCTCCTGCAGAAGTTCATAGGCAGCGATCTTGGTCTCGCTCTCACCCAACCGAACTCGATAAAGTAAAGAATTGATAACTTCAAGATGAATCATACGCAGCCCAGTCAGAGCATATCCATCTTCAGATGCTTGTACTTTCATAATCATTCTCCTTAAACATATTCATATTGACTAAAATCACCACGTTTCTCTACTTTGATTACCGCATCATAGGCATCTGGGCTGGTATCGGTGTGCGAGATAACGAACACATTTGACCCAGCCATAGAGTCCAACAAATCATTGAATTTGGCACGAGCATCCAGATCCAATGAACTATCCTGCACTTCATCGAAGATCAGGAGATTTACCTTTGCGCTATTCTTCATAGCAGCAACCTGGCGGAAAGATAACAGGATAGCCAGGTCGATTCTTTTTTTCTCGCCTTCAGAGAAACTTGCATAACTAAACTCATCCCGACCACGACTCTTGATTACTTCATTGAATGATTCATCGAGATTGAAGTTGACAAAGAAGTCAAACACAGTCAGATACTTATTGATGAGTTTGTTGAGCACAGGAAGGTACTCACGAATGATAGCAGTCTTGATGCCATTATCTTTCAGCAGCACCTGTGATACTTCCTGGAGTTGTTTCTCTTCTGACAACTCATTCTTACGTGAGATGAACTGTAATGCCTCAGCGGCGATTGCCTTCATCTTCTCTTTCTCAGCATCTACGTCACCGGAATCTTCTTTGATCTTTTCGATCTGATCCTGTTTGCCTTTGATGGACTTGACGAGATCAGACTTACTCTGAGTTAGAGTTTCCTTTGTTGTCTCATAATTACCCTGCTCTTTTTCTGCTGCTTGCAAAAGACCACCAACTTCTTTCAATGATGGGTATTGCTCATTGAGATTCTGGTCGATCTGATCACATTCTTCCTCGAACTTTGTTTTGATAGTTGTCTTGTGATCATGAGAGATACCCTGGATACAAGTAGGACATTCTTCAAGACTCTCTAGGCGAGTAAGCCTAGTCTTTAGTTGCGTAGCAGTTGCCTTTAGATCGTCAATGCTATCAACAATGGCAGTATATCTTTCGCGCAGAGCCTTCGTGGAAACGTAGTCTGGTACTTGCTGAGCAGATAGTGAACTCATTACTATACCTAGTTCTTCCTGTAGTATTGTTAGTTCATCATTGATCTCAGAGATACGCGAAGTCTTATTCTTCTCGATCAATTCAATAATACGTTTCTGTGCCTGTGCTTCTTTCTTCGCTGAATCAACTTTGATCTCAATGATGCGCAGTTCTTCCTTCGTTCCTGCTATTCGATCCTTCAACAAACCATTCATCTTACTGAAGATACCGATGTCTAGAACGTCCTCAACTACCTCTCTACGCTGATGCGCAGGAAGTTGCATAAATGGAGTATACGATGCCGAACCAAGGATGACTACCTGACAGAATGTCTTGAAGTTTAGTTTCAGAATCTGCTGCTCAAGATAAGTCTGCATATCTTTCATTGCTGCTTCCTGGTCTAGCATCTTACCTTGGCAATAAATATCAAAGACATTCGGCTTCATACCACGAATGATCTTATACTCAACGCCATTTACCAACAGTTCCAACTCAACAACACAGGCTTTCTGGTTAATTGAATTTACCAGTTGTGGTTTGTTGATATTGCGGTATGGCTTACCAAAGAGACCGAAGCACACTGCGTCCAGGAGAACACTCTTACCATGACCATTCCTGCCTACGATAAGAGTGCTGTTATGTTTATCAAGAAACCACTTTGTTTCGTAGTTACCATAACTAAGAAAGTTCTTTACACTAACTGTTTTGAATACGATCATAGGGTAAGTGCTTCATTGTATAATGATTGCATATATGATTTGATTTTACTCTTGTCCAGATTTGTAGTGATGCCATCAATATAATTCTCAATGATGGCATTCGAATCTTCGAGGTCAATATTCTCATCAACCTCGCCATCCTTGAACTCATCGAGATTCTCAATGATAGCCAACTCATATACACCAGCCAATTTAAGGCTGTCTACGAAACGATCATAAAGGAAAAGATCTTTCTTCTCCTGAACAACCAACTTAACAATCTTCTCGGATAGGGAACTGATATCACCTGACCAACCATTATTATACACTACACGACTGAATATAGTAAATGGATTTTCAATAAACTCAACGGTATTTTTATCTGTATCTACTACGTGGAATCCCTTTGGGTCAGCGAAGTCACTCCAGGTAATCTCATATGGAGTTCCTGTGTAAAGAATGTTTCCATTTTCTGATTTATGGTGATAGTGTCCTGAGAATGTTCTGTCATAGTTATCAAAGAGTGCAGGTGATAGTCCATGCGAAAGCATCTCGCCACCACGGTACATTGAGAAACCAGCAATCTCAAAATGCCCAACGCAATACTTGGCTCGATCTTTTCTGCCAATGAACTCAAGAACCTCATCTTCATTATCAGCGCAGATCCACGGAACTAGGTCGAAGATTGGCTCACCAAATTCAGAGATAGTAAATGGTTTATTGTGGACATGTATATTCTCATACTGGCCAAGTAGCAACTCTGGACTATTGATCTCAAGAGTGTTCTTATGGTAGATGTCGTGATTACCTAGCAGCACGTGCATCTCAATACCGATGTTATCAAGGGGATTGAACCAATGATCCTTACAGGCATGGAATGCTTTGTATGAAAGATTGGTTCTATTATCAAACAGATCACCTAACTGAATGATCGTATCGATGTCATTATGAATGATGTATGGATACAGAACATCCGTGAAGAATTTATTGAAATGCTTTGAGAATCGTGAACTGCCATTGCGTGCTCCAAGGTGGCAATCACCAAGAAGTACGTACTTCATTTATTGTCTCCGAAGAATTGTTCAAGCGCACCGATCTCCGTAGTTACCTTTGACTTCTTCTTTGGTTCATCTTCACTACCAAGACTATTCAGATACTCAATCAATGGAAGGGCAAACTCACCGTCCTCATCGTGCTTCTGCAATTCGTATGTATCAATTGCTGAACTAAGCACTAGCCTTTTCTTGATCGCACTCTGTTTCTTCTCTTTCTGAATAATGTGAATGTATGCATAGAAGCAAGCCTGAGTAAAGTATGAGAAAGGATTCTGAGACTTTGCTGGATCGAATGAATGCATATTCTTGATACAGGTCTCAACTCCAGCCCCAATCATTTCTTCAAGATATGAATAGTTCCGGAAGTTATGTTTCATTGCAAGACCCTTTGCGATCTTCCAAACACACTCACCGAGGTAGTTACTAATCTGAGGAAGTTCAGTACCTGCCTCTTTGGCGATCACATATGCTTCTTTGTATTTCTTGATTTCTTCATAGAACTTGACGTTGTTTACGTAGTGGTTCTTGTTGTCCGCATCAACTGGAGGGACTACTTTAATCGAATTGTCTTGCATTAGGGTACTCCTATGGAACTCAGCCAAGTATACCCCATTTCCCAGAAAAGTAAAATAAAATTTTATGCCGCTGTGAATGTTGTTGTCAACGGAATCAACGTAGTAATTGCTGAGGATATCTTGTTTGTGCTTCCATATTGGAATATTGGACCAGAGTATAATACCACATTAGTAGCAGTACCGTTGATAGCACGATTGGTTGCCTGCGCGGCCGGTATGTTAAATGTACACACACCAAACTGCATGGTTGCTGTGCCACTCATTGAGACACCATAGGTATTGGCGCCTGTTCCGGTGTTGGTAAGAATACACACACCCATACCCCACTGTACTGTTCCACTTAGAGTAACCACAGCACCAGTGTTGGCTTCTATGCCACTTCTCAGCATGTTGCCTGTGGAATCATTTGCCATGTTAAGCACTTGTCCTATACCGTTGGTTTCCAGATTGTTTATGCTACAAAATCCACGTTGAATGTCTATTAGATATGTAGAGCCACTGGCTCTAGCCATGGTACAATCGTACATTTCCACTCTGCTGCCAGTGCCAGTTTTATTGGCATAAACACAACTCTTGGTGGCGTTGCCTTGATAGCAGTGTACATCGTCTAGGTAAAGTTTTGATGGATTGGCGCCAGTCACTTGAATAGCATGATTAGCAGTAGAAGGAATAACAGCAACCTTAAACAAACCAAATCTATTGACATTAATGGCATTTGCGCTAGAGTCTGCTGGGGTAACAGTAACGTTACCCTTGATCCAAATTGGTACGTGACCAGCATCAGGAGTAGCAGAACCGATAAAAATGTTTCCACGAGTCAGGGCCACATTTTCTGTAGTTGAACTCATCAGTTGGATAAATTGCGGGTTGTCAACAACAGCCCCATTGATAACGATTGTTAAATTACCACCAGCGATGCGTGCCTCAATGTAGGCTAATGCTTCAGTGATTGACAAAAAAGGATTGCTTGGACTTCCAGTTGATGTACCTAAAGAAATATCTGTTCTGCTTGGATCCACGTACCAAAGACTGGCTGCCGAAGTAATTCCAGTAGGTTCTGTAATGGACAGACCACCTGGATTTACTCCATTGGAAATTTTTATTGATCCAATCAGGGGATCATAAAAGATCTCACCAGTGGTCCCAATGTAGGTGGAGGTAGATCTACCTCCCATTTTATCCGCAAATAATTTGAAGGTCGTAGACATTTTACATTTCCAATGATATCAATATACAAAAAGCAATGTAGGAGAACTATCCTACTTTGTATTTAGCGTAAATTTTATTTTACACTTGCTTTTTAGCAGGTATAATTCAACTGCAGGGTTGATATTACTGGGTCTTTAGAGGGACTTTTACCAATTCCCATTCGAACTGCTCTGAGTCATAGACCTTGACTCTTTCCTGGAAGTGCTGCATCGTGGTGTTTATATAGGACTTGCAACTCAAGTCATCCACGATATCAAACAAATTGCAGTGAGTCTTCCCATCCTTCAGCCTTAATCCGCGACCAATACTCTGACGAATTCTAATCGTAGACTTGGTTGGCACAGCGAAAATAATATTCGCGATAGACGGCATATTGATACCAGTGCTGAATAGAGATGACGTCGCGATAATAACTGCGTCATTTTCTTTCTCAACAGTCAAACGAATCTTCTCTCTATCTTCGACATCAGTGCCACCGTGTACAAAGTATATAGACCTACCAGATCCATCCAGTTTCTGCGAGATCATATCATTGAGAACTGCCCCATGACGTTCCACGAAGTTGAATAGAATGAGAGTATTACCCGAGCAGGCTTTCGCTAGGTTAACAATAAACTTATTTCTTTCCTGACAGCCAACAAGGTAATCAATCTCCTCAGCATACTTCATACCCTTTAACTGTTTACGCAGTTCTTCTGGGTGTTGTAGCATCAATGCTTTGATCTTTAGAGTAGTTACCTGACCAGCATCCATCAATTGCTTTGTCGTAATAACCTTATAGATTGGCCCCATCAATCCAATAAGACTTAGTTCATTGATCTTGTTGTTGTCAATCGTGCCAGTGGTGCCAGTTCTCCACTCAGTCTTAATGAACTTTTCCATCGTCGCGAGCACTGCTGCTGCCTTATAGGTATGTGCCTCATCGAATAGGGCTACGTCTACGCTAGATGTTAGATTCGAGAAGTTGTCTGGATCATTCTTCATCATAGCAGTAATAGACTGCCAGGTGCTGATCATAATTGGCTTGTGAAATAACTTTTCTTTGCCGGAGTACAGCAGCTGAATATTACCTTCGACGTCCCATCCATTCTTCGTAGAGTAGTCTTTGAAGTCCGAGAAGATCTGTTCAACGAGCATTGTCGTCGGAACAATTAGCAGCACGCTCTGATTCTGGTCAACATGGTATCGAGTCTTGCAGTAAAGAATCGCACTTTTACCTGAACTCGTCGGTGAGATTAGCAGGTTGCGCTTTGTCTCTAGAGTTTTATATACTGCCTGGTATTGATACTCCCGTACCTCAAGCAACTCACCACGAGCAGTTAGTTGGAGTGAGTCCACGTATGCACGGACGTCTTCTTCTTTGAGATTGGTTCTGTTATCTAGACTCTTATCAATCTCGAACTCATACTCGCGATCTTTTACAAATTTGATGGCGATAGCGAGTAACCCTTTGTATAGGGTTTTTCTGCGAGCATCGAGCATTCTGATCTTACCATCCCAGATTTTTGCCTTTACCTTTGGGTGAAACTTATACCCAGGCGCAAAGAAAGTAAAGAAGTCAGACAACTCTTGTTCAATACCGAAGTCATCGATAAGAACCTTAATATGCGTCTCATTGAATTCAATAAATCGAATCACGCGCCTGCCCTAAATTTATTCCACTCAATAATGTTCTTTACATGGAATGATCTTGACCTAATCTCACCGAGAACTGATTCCAGATAATAGATAACGGACTTCAAATACTCAACGCGAGCAAGAATAGTCTGCACTTGCTCATCAGCATCGAGTAATGAGTCAACTTCAGATTTGAGAGTTTTGTATTGCCACTGCTCCCAGCCATTCTCTTCC